GCAGATACTCACAGAACATAGCGCTCACGTAGTAAATGAGATGTTCTGCGAGATGAGGTGGGAAGGTGACAAACCTCAGCTTTCCCTCTTTAAAAGACCAAGACCATTTTGGTTGTCCCCGACACCACCAGCAAACCCAGACGCATTAAAAATTACTTCCCCTTTCTTCAATCTTAAGAAGACAAAGATTCCACAAGAGCTGATCGTTTCTGTTAACGCAGGCGACAACTGGAGGGATCTAGTTAACTTCATCGAGCTCATGCCGGACTTTTCAAGCGTAACTCTTCCTGAAGAAGCTGCTAAAGCGGCTATGGGCGCCTGGACAAAAGCTGACGCTGCGATATATGACACGTCCGGCGGCTCCTTTGCTAGGAACGGCCTTAAACCCATGATGTTTTCCACGACATTCTTGCCACCTAATGAGTCTGGCACCGGAGATCCATCGAGATTGAAAAACTGGTTGCCAGTTCTTAAGCATTGGTACTTTGACACACACAAGATGCTAAATGGATCGGTGACGTTCATGGGGCTGGACGATTACGTCGGCGTCGGAGAGAACATATCTTTCGACGCGTCTACCCTTGGGATGACTAACTTTGTTAAAGAGCAAGCTAAAGCTGGACTCAGCGTAAAGAACAAAACATCGAACGTCCAGATGGTTGCGCATATCGAAGCCGTAGGTCACAGATTTAGCTACACAGAAAACGGTTCCCGCTCGTACGTTACTACTGTGAATTTCGTTCGCGGTGTTTTTGCAGACCCTTCTGGGTCAGTTTTGACCGATAGTCAATCTTTTGGAATCGACACCGACGGGAACGCCCTAAAGCCTGAAGATGAAATCGTCAAAGACTCATATCAAATAGATGCAACAAAATGATTATTAACGACTCATCGCTATGGTTAGATCCTAACGTCACGCGTCAGAACGCGACCATAAACAACGTTCACGTGGGTCTTGTTAGGGAAGAAAACTACAACACCGACCTGGATATCTACTTCTACAAGGTGGAAGTTCAATCTCGCGGTCTAAGATATTTTCTCGAATGCCGCCAGATGTCTAGATTTGGCGATATTTACAACTACGAAGAGTGGTCGCCCAGAACTCAAAATATAAAAACTGTCGCACCTCTTCCTGCAAACTGGGGCACGCGGGTAGGTGACGTTGTCGTTGTCGCGCACCTAAACGGATCACCAGCAGACGGCGTAATATTGGGTAGCCTTAGGCACCCAGGACGCAAGTCAAAGTTAGAAAAAGGCAAGATCTCTTACATCTCGGAGTTCAACGGACTCGAAACGACCATAGACGATGAGGGCGCGTATAAGGTCACCTTCAAGGGGACACCGGTAAACACGCCACTTTTAAAAGCGATCTCTGGTCAGAAAATACCGCCTGCCCAATATAATCCAGTTTCGTCTGGTTCTTACTTCACCTTTGATAAAGATGGCAGTTTTGAAGTCAGCGACGCGCATCCTCTAGTTCAGTCAATAAAACTAGACAAACCAGGCGGGAAGATAACAATCGCCTCTGGACCTGTGACTTTAAATTTTACCAAAACAAGTGGAAAGCTTGAGATGGAGTGCGTCGATAGTTCCATAAACGCTAAGAAATCGTGGTCCGTGTCAACTCTCCAGGCATCGATCGAGGCTACGGCGTCGGTAAAGATTAAGGCGAACCAGATTGCCATAGGCTCTGGAAGCGTTGAGCTATTTGATACCATCATAAAATTGATAGATGCCATAGGTACCTTAGTTGTTAGCTCTCCAGTGGGGCCGTGCTCGCCTGTGCAGTCAGCGCCAACTTGGGCTCAAATAGAAGCCATCAAGGCAAAACTATCCCTGGTTAAGGGAAGCTTATAAGATCAACTGGTATCATATATTAGGAGGTCTATATGAGCGAAAACCCATTAGAAGCAGCAAAATCTAAGGCCAGTAGTTTGTTAGGCGCGTCAAAGCCTAAGATAATCTCTAACACGAGCGACACGTACAACCCGGTACCAGAGTATTGGTATAAATCACTACCCTACGGATTTAAAGCTAAAATAGACGGCAAATTTAAAATATTTTATCTGCCAATTAATCCACAAAACTTAACAATAACAACGCATTATGCTACAAACGTTATATCCACGCTGCACGGCACTGTTGAAGAGCATTCTGAGCAAAGATATTTTGATATCACTATTCAAGGTACTACTGGATTTTCGCCGCGATATGTAGAGGATAGGTCGCAGCAGGTTACAAAATCATATTCTGGTAGGCAGAATTACAGCGCGTTTTCTTTAGCTTCGCTTGCAGGTGGCTTTTTCAGCAAGACGCTTGGCAAAGTTGACAACGCGCTAAATCAAGCTGGAGATATAAAAAATATCTGGGGAGATAAACCTGGCAACGGGTTTGAAGCCGGCGTTTTTAACGACAATTCAGGTTATGCAGCTTTTCATAACTTTTATAAGTTTTTGCTAGATTATAAAAAATCAGCTGCAAAAGGTAAGCAAAAACCTAAACCAGCATCACCGCTAGCTTCTAAAAATGAAAGTCTTCTTTATTTCCTAAACTACAAAGATAACAATAAATATTCCTGCGCGGTTCAGACATTCACGTTAGAAAGAAGCGCAGAGAATCCAATGCTCTATAATTACGTGATAAGGCTGAGAGCCTACAACCTCACCGGTATTACGAAGGATGAGGAAGATCCTGCTAGTCTTAAAGACAGGGTCGCTGAATTAGGACTCGACGGCAAACCTTCTTTGTTTTCTAAATTAAAAAACACTGCGAACAAAGCAAAAAGTCTAGCAAATTCAGCCGTGGGCGCCTACAGCACACTAGGAGCATGACATGGACGCCGTTTCAAAGGCATACTCTGCGCTATCTGATATTAGTTTATGGTTAAAACTGAGAGACAATGATCAGTTAAAATTATCCGATATTCCCATACTCATCTCTCTGCGCCTAGAGTATATTTTTGAAAATTGGCAGCAAATAAAAACTAAAATACTGCGAAACTCTGAACAATATGATGATGTTGCTAGACTTTTAAGAGAGATTGAATTGTTTAGCGAGTTCGTAGAGACCACCAGGTCGCAGTCTACGAGCATAAAGCAAAATATCAATAATAATACTTTAATATCAAAGTATTATACAGTTTTTGACAATATGTACGTTAGCGAACTCGCAATCTCGCCAATAGAGCAAAAACTCATAGATACAGAAAAGCAGCGCGTATCATCGTTCACAAAAAACGAATTCGTAGAGATGCGCAAGAATTTGGTAGATGGTCGAGATGCCGTAGCGGACACTATTGGCGGAACAGACGCGACTTACAATAAAGTCTACAACAGGGGATCTCTTCCCCAACTTTTAAGCAAATCTATAACAGATATAGTATTTTCTTATCAGTTTCAAACTGGCATATTTACTGTAGATGCCATACTGGCAAATGAAACACTACTAAACAGTACTGCCTATATAGATCCCTTTGCTTTTGCCAGGGCCAACGCGAACAATCCAGATATTGATATCCTGTCCTACGCGTCTGGTACTTTGACTAGACTTAATTATGGTGAATCTTTACAAACTCTTGCAGCCAGAACGATGGGCGACCCGGACCGCTGGATCGAGATCGCTATTGCGAACGGCTTAAAACCACCCTATATTGATGAGGTTGGCGAAAAGATTCCGTTAATAGTCAACGGTAAGGATAGCACGATCAATATAGCAGCCACAGATATCATGGGACGCTACAACAAAGATAAAGTGTTTATCAACCAGATCGTCATACTTCAGTCGAATTTAAATACTCAACCAGATCAACGAGTTATAGAGTCCATAAAAGAAGTCCCCGTATCTGGCGAGTTAGTAATTCAGCTGAGCGGCGAAAGCAATCTTGGGCAGTATCTGACGTCTGATCAGGCTAGCTTGCGCGTGTTTCAGAAAAACACTATCAACAGTAACTTTTACGTGTTAATACCGTCCATCGAGCCAATCGAAACCAAGCTCAACAAACCAGAGCCGTGGTTTTTAAGGAGTAAGAGCGAAGACGAGAAGAATGCGGGTGTTGATGTCTTGATCAACGACGATACTGATTTAGTCTTTACGCCATCCGGCGATCTAAAATTATCTTACGGTGCAGATAACGCCTTGCAAGCGTTGAAGATTTTACTATCAACGGAGGCCGGTTCTCTTTCTCGCCACCCGGCGTACGGCACCATAAGCCCAGTGGGCTCGCAGAACTTTAATATTAACCAGGTGAAGCGGTTTATAGCAGAAAATATAGCGAGTCAAGTTCTTAACGATGCAAGGTTTGAAAGACTAGATAACTTAACGGTAGAATACTTAGGAAGCAGAGGATCCGCTGCGTCCGGCTATCTTGTTACATTGGGTGTTGTTCTGGCCGGTGGTGGAAATACTGTGATACCAATATCGTTCAGTGTTAACGTTCCTCAATAAGAGGCTGCAATGGCTGTAAGTCTTCAAACATACAATGAAATCCTCGGCAAACTGGTCAGAAAAATAATTGCAGACACGCCGGTCAACGATATCAATACAGGATCTGTGCTCCTTACTCTGCTGGAAGCTGTTGCTGCTCAAGACTTTGAAAACAACTCATCTATTTTGAGTGTTCTTGAGACGCTAAACATAGACGCACTTAAAAACTCTGACCTAGATACTCGCGCAGCAGATTACGGTCTGTCTCGCAGAGCAGCAATCAGGTCGACTGGTTTTGTCACAATAAAAGACACTTCAATCGTTAAGCGAAGTACGACGCTTTACGGTGTAAAGCCAGCACCTATCGCAGGCGCAACTATCATATACGTAAACGACGCGTCAGATTGGGATCCTGCCGGCGGCACGCTTTATATCGGGCGCGGCACTCAGCAGTTTGAAGGCCCAGTAACGTACACGTCTATAGTTAATAATGGTAGTTTCTACACTATCAGCTTAGGTTCAGCTCTTCAGAAAGACCATCTCGTATCTGACACAGTTATTGACGGTCAGGGAACCCTTGATCGACTGATTCCAGCAGGAACAATCGTTAAGATTCCAGCGAACAATCTTACGCCAGAAGTTAGGTTCGTAACGCTCAGAAATGCCGTTCTTCCTGCCGGTGAAGATTCTGCTGCTGAGATATCTATAGTTGCCGAGAATGCTGGTGTCAGCGGCAATGCTGGAATAAACACTATTGTTCAATTCGCAAGTCTTCCTTTTGGTTCAGCTGCAGTCACCAATACCTCGCCGCTTACCGATGGGCGCGACGTAGAGTCTGACGATGAACTTCGGGAGCGAATCAAAAACTACGCCTCTACACTGGCACGCGGTACGCGCGCAGCAATACTAGCCGCTATCATCGGCGTGTCAGATTCAACTGACGGCAAGCAGGTCTCGTCCGCCGTAATTACTGAGCCCGCAGATGTTGGCACTCCATCTATCGTGTACATCGATGATGGCAGTGGTTTTCAGCCGTCATTCGCCGGCCAGTCTGTCGATATCCTGCTATCATCCGCTGTCGGTGATGAGGAATTCTTGCAGCTCGCAAACTTTCCGCTGCCAAGACCTCAAGTTATCAACCAGGTATCCGGTCCGTTAGAGTTGACAGCTGGCATGAAACTTAGGGTGTCTGTAGACGGGGCAGAGGAAGAAGTTACGTTCTCTGCTGGCGAATTTACGAATATCGCCGCGGCAACTTTGGCAGAAATTGTTGTTTCAATAAACGATCAAGCAACAGAGAACGGTTACGCTTTCAGGGCTAGACTCGCAGAGAACTCCTCAAGGATCTTGATCTACCCAACCGCTCATGACGCAGAGTATATTCAAGTATCACCGATAAAGAACGGCGAGGATCCGTCGGCATACGCTAACTCGGTTCTTAAGTTTCCGACAAACAAATACTCGTACATCACGCTCTACAGAAACAACGAGCTTCTCACCGAGAAAGAGTTTCCTGCTCTTTTAGAGACTGCTACAACACCCTGGTTGTCTCTACCCACGAGCGGCAACGTGATTCTCCAGGTTGACGGCACCCCGCCCCAGAACGCGAGTTTTGCACCAGCAGACTTCAACGGGAAGCCGCTTACGGCTGTCTCGTTAACAGAGTGGGCGAGCGTTTTTAATCTAAAGTTCGCTGGGATTACGGCGACGCCGACATCTAGTGGCAAAATTCAGATACGCTCTAACAAGTCGGGTTCTGGGTCGTCTTTAGCGCTGCTGGGCGGTAATTTGCTAGGAACTGTCTTTAGCGGATCTTCCACGTACTCAACGGGAACACAGTCTCAATTCACCCTAAATCGTCAAACTGGCAATTTGCAGTTGAAAATAACTCTTAGCCCGGGCGATACAATCACCGCAGGAACGGTGGACGCAAAGGGCAGCGTTACCAGCGCAGAGACAAGCAATGGTACGTTTAATTTGTCTACTGATTCTGCGTCTAGACCGGCAGAGCTGGTGATCGCAGCCGATGGTAGCTTGGTGACGCCAAGATCTGCCGTGATTTTAGCAATCGGCAGCGCAGTTACAATATCAACACCCTCATCTGGTGTTATGCGATTGATGTCTAACGCGGTGTCTTCTTTTGAACGCGCTCAGGTCGGCGATTATATCTACATCGTCTACAGAGGCGCCAGTTCTGGCTGGGTTGCGTCTAACAACGCGGGGCTCTTTAAGATTCTGGCTAAGGGCAGCCATCTTACAGCATCAACAGACACGTACTTAGATGTGGCAAACATTGGTGCAACGGCCCAAGGCCCTCTGACCGTAATTTCAGACAGTGATGTTCAGATTTTTGGTTGCAATGTCTATCCGCAGATCTGGCGCGGCTCTTATCTACCGACACCGGCAAGCGCCTCGCTAAAAGACATCGCATCTTCAATTCAGACCAGGCTTCTAAACGTTGGCGCTAGTATCTTTAAGACAAACTCTGTAAGACTTACAAGCACAACTGAAAACGGTGGATCTATCGCGACTCCAGTTTCTGTTGGAAGTATGACCCTCGCTTTTCCTACCGGTCAAGGGCTAGAGTTAGGCAACCAGTCCCACGTTGCGTCAAGAGTTACTGGTAAAGATTTGTTTTCTATGTTTAAACGAACCGCACCGACGTCAACTAACGTGTGGCTCGATCGCTTTCGCTACGCAGACGTAAAAGACGCGCTAGATGTTGACGCGGTTCCAAACCCATCGGGATACAGTGAGACTATCACAGCATCTGGGACGTTTAACTCCTCCACCATGTCCTATGACGACGTGGTAAACGTGACGTCAGGATCGAACAAATCACAGTTCAGATACGTTAAAGAATTTTTAGTCGGTGACGAGGTTGGAACTCAGATTGCAACCCCAAGAACTGAGTTCGGCTATCACGCTGGAGATGAGGTCGGTGTCGCGCGAGGCTTAAGCCTTTCTTCTGATGACTCGATCGTGTTCATCATGGATGGCGACGCTGTTAACAAGACAATCAACGTTAATATGTGGAGAACTGGTCGGGTAAACAACCAGTACTCTCCGTCTGCCACTGCGTTCTCCGCGGACGACGCCGACAACGAAAGCGGCATAAACTTTGGCACTTTGCAGGTCTGGTCAACCACTACCGCTGGCACTGATTTTAGTGACTACGCGCTCTGGATGAGAAGCAGGAACTGGTACCGCACAGGTGGTGCACTGGCATCTACGGCCACGATGATCGTCAGGGCAAAAGAATATGGACCAACCGGCGATAAGCATCGCTTAAGATTAGAGTACCCTTCTACGCCGGATCAATCCGCAAGTGTTCGCCATGATAACCAGCCAGACTACACGCTGACAACATATTCATTTGCGTCCGGAACCGCGAGATCTACCGGTATCGTGGGTGGAACTACGTTTAAGGTTACTCAAGTGTCGCCGAACAACTGGCGATACAAGTTTCAGCAGTCCTACGTGGATTTGTCGTCTGTCGTTGTTGGCGATATCATCTCACTATCTGCTGCATCAGGCGTGTCTGCCGCAAACCGAGGCACGTTCAGGATCAACGCCAAAGACAGCGTGAACCGCACCATTGATATATATAATCCAAACGGAGCAGCTACGTCTGTTGGGCTTCCAGAAATTACCAACGTTACTGCGGTGGCAGACGTGCCGGGCATGGCGATGCAGCAGACCATTACGACAACTCAACAGGGCTCAACGGCTGGTCAAGTAGACAACAGCAGATACTTCGTCCTGTACGACGATGTTGGTCCGGTAGTTTTTTGGTACGACATCAGTGGCTCCGCGGCACAGCCAACCGGTCCAGCTGGCTCTCGGTATATCAGGATCCCCACGATCCTTGTTGGCGACTCTGCGGCGAACGTAGCCACAAAAACTGCGGCGATGATTGAGAGTGATCTTAAGTTTAGCGCTATCGCTGCAAGCAATACGATAACTGTTACGAATTCTTTTGTGGGTCCAGTCACGGTGGCTTCAAATGGTCCCAACTTGTCATTCGTGTTCGCCACGTCTGTTCCCGGCGTTGCGCAGGCAACTCTGGGCGGCAAATACTTTAAGATTTATGATAAATCTGGCAGCGTTGCTGTGTGGTACAACACGGGATCCAGTGCGCTACCTCCACACGGTTGTGATCGCGCCATACAGGTCGCGATAGCATCTGGCGCTTCCGCTAGCGCTGTCGCCACTGCTACAGCTTCTTTCGTTGGAGCTGACTCTGAGTTTTCAGCATCTGTACTTGGTTCAGTGGCGACGATCACGGACGCAGAAAATGGCAGCCGTATAGATGCCGCCAACGGTACAGCACCGTATTCTACGGGATTCACCATCGCCGTATCTCAGCAAGGCGTAGACGACGGCGTAGAAGGTATCAACGCAACGACGTCCTGCAGTGTGTTTCCGCTGGTTAACAACGATGTTGCGAGCATTTGCAACACGATAAGTACCAGTCAGACACTTATCGCCGTTCCGGTCGGAGATCCAGCATTAGCGATCTCTAAGGCGACGCGCGAAGAGGTGTACGCTTATTCTGGCAACCCAAGCGCGCTCGCGTACGGCCACAACCCAGATCCTACAACTGGCCTAAACAGCTACGTGTCTCTACACGATGGCGAATCTTTTGTTCAGACTTTCTCAAATTCTAGTCCGCAGTTTACGCTGAAAAAGCCTTTGGTTCTGCCGGGCGTAGTTCCATCTATCTACACGATGAACTCATGCCCCAACCAAGAATCTGCTGATCTTGGTGAATTCTTTAAACTGATACCTAAAACCATCAAGAATATCAAGCACCACCTAACGCAGAAAGCTTTGAGTCAGCTCCCAATTGTTGCTGAAGTGGACGTGGTCGACAGGTTCAGAAGGATACAGATAAAGTCTAAGAAGCTTGGTACCGCTGGAAGCGTTGAGATTGTTGGTGGTCGCGCAAACATCGGCGAATTCTCTATATTCGGCGACGCCATCGTGACGCCTGGCGAAGGATCGGTAAATTACCTTGAGCTTAAGGTTTCTGCGTTTCCGTCCACCATAAACTCAAACGATCTGGTTGAGATCTACAATGATCTACCGGCAAAAAGAAGATCTAGACTGACAAGTGACAGCACCATCTCGATATCAATGAGCGGCTCTAACGCTTACTACCGATTCAACCCAAGAACTACGAGGATTGGGCCGTTTACTGGCTGGACTATCGCCGACGTCTCTGCGTCTTACGGAAAAGTTGCTGGTTTAGTCTGGAGATGGACGCACACAGAATCTGGTGCCAAGGTCATTATCACTTCTAAAGTAAACGGCGTGATCACCACTGTTCCTACAGACTATATTGCGGATGGCTCAACAGAATCAGCTAAGCTTCAAGTTTACGAATACGCTCAAGGCGTAGATGACGTTGTAGGTCCTCCGGCTGTGCCTGGTAAAAAGATGCAGTTCTCGATGGCCATATCTGCGGTGCCAACGCAGGCAGATTACTTCTATTTTGAAGCGGATGACGGTTCCACCTACGCCGTATGGTACGCCGTAGACGGAAACGCAACCACGCCATCTACGGTAAGCGGTCCATACAATTCCGCCACCTATAAAGTAAAAGTAGATATTTTAAGCACAGATTCGCTGAACACTATCGTGTCCAAGACATACATCGCGCTTACAGATCCACTTTCTCCAGCTGCTGTTGCCTTCTTGACAGACTTTGATGCGGCATCTATACCTGGAACTAATTTGAGTAATGTTTTAGCCGGCGACGTTCTAAACGCTTACGGCACATTCTCGGCACCTTGGACCTCTGCGAACCAGTCTTACGCGGCTGGAGATTTGAAGGCGTCTGGGTTTCCAGTGGTATTCGTCAATGCCGCATCTCGGTATGTTGACGTGCTGAACCCAACTGGTGCCACGATGGCCAGTGCTTCTTTCTCTGGACTAAACGCGACCATATCTGTAAGCCCAACACCGTTTATAAGATTCAGACTGAAACACTCTGCCTTATCTACCAAATACAAGATCGAAAGCCTTGGCATGCTGGATCTGTTCAGGATCACGAGGGCATCGGGTCCTAGTCCGTACTTTGCAGACTGCGGCGCAGCGGTTGATGACTTCGTGGTCATCGGCGGTTCGAGCTTTAGCTCTGCCAACGCCGGAAGATTCCGCATTTTAGCCGTCGACAACGACTCGCTTATAATTCAAAATGCTGGCGGCGTCGAAGAGCTTAATACCTATCGCTGGCTGTCGTACGGTAGTTATCCGTCCAACACAGCGGTCACGTGGACGTCTGGTTCGTCGACCGTAATTGGAGCTGCTGGAAGTTTTGCCAACGTGAGCTCTGGAGACTGGGTCAAGAAGACCGAGGATGACGATGACTACTTTGTTCAAGTTCAGTCCGTTGGATCCACTAGCATCACGCTCGGCCAGAACTACCGCGGCGTGACAGCATCTGCAACTGGTGTCGTTACTAACTTTGAAACAGACGTCGGCCAAGGAACCTTGCTCCTCAGTGATGACGATCTGGCAATCTACGAAGGCGACTCTGTCATAGTCGGCGACTCCCTGGTGGTCGACGCGTTTACGAGCTTTAACTGGTTTAACCAAGTAAACACGGGGACAAGACCTGTTGTTAGCTGGGGAAGTTCGAGCGGAATAGATACGCCATATCTGTCGCCTTATATCCGAGTAACTAACGCCAGCGGTATATCACAGTCTAACCGCACGGTTGGTCTTAAACTAGATGGCTTCTACGTGCTAGAAGGCGAAGATTATAAATACAAATCTATTCGTCAAGTGTACAATACATCCATCAACCAGACCAGCAGTACGCAGCGAATTCTCTACTTAAATCCTTCTGACCGCGCATACAAGATGTCTCAAGCCTACGAGACTAAAGTTAAATCTTTAGGAAAGCTGGAGTTTCCTCTTGGCATCACTACCGGTGTTGATGGTTACTCGTACTACACTGGCCTGATGAGAACAGTTCAAAGAATCATCGACGGCTATGAGCCCGAGTCCTCTACGTATCCTGGTCAGCGTGCCGTTGGGTCTTCTATCGAGGTTCTTCCTCCTCTTATCCAGCAGATTCAAATTGCTCTCAAGATCACGACCAAAGAGGGCGTAAACCTCACAGATATCACTAATGATATCAAGTCAGCCGTGATCAACTACATCAGCTCCTTGGGCGTTGGTGGTGACGTTGTGCTTTCAGAAATTATCGCGAGGGTAAAAGCAATTATAGGTATCGACGCGGTAACATTTACTACTCCGGCACCGAGCGAAGAGCGGATACCGGTAGCAGATGATGAAAAGGCGTTCATCACGCCAGAACTAATCAGCCTCTCTTAAGAGTAGTATATGGCAAACAATAGAACAGCTACTGATAACATCCACGATTTACTTAACCCGTACTTCAACACGCGGGTTAACCCAAATTGGAAGGCGTTGGTTGAGGCTATTGGTGAGTCTGACCAGGATGCACAGGATTTGATTGAGGAAGTTAGAAAGCAGTTCTTCATCGCTACAGCAAGCAGACCGTATATCGACCGCCTTGCGGCAAACTACAAAGTTTCTAGACCTAAAGTTGTCGGCATGGACGACGCAACTCTCAGACGGTACGTGCCGATATTGGCGTATCAACCTAAACAGGTTAAACTAGTTATTGACCAGCTATTAGACATCTTCTTCTTCCGGGAGTCAACTACTGCGCTTGTTGAATCTACTGAATTTGAACCATTTTTTCTTAAGGACGGATGGGAACTCGAATACACGGTGGACGCGATCAACTATGAGCGCATACTTTTCAGCGCGTCTGAATTTACTGACGTATCTTCAGCGTCAGCTGAGGAGATCGTTTCTGCCATAAATCGCCAGGCAAAATATAGCTTTGCGGTCTCATTTGAGAACAAGATCACCAAAAGAAGCTACGTAAGAATTTTTACGAAAACCATTGGGTCTAAAGGTTCAGTAGAGGTCACTGGTGGTCGGGTAGACATCTCATTAAGATTTAAAGGGATTATTCCAGACGCTGGATCTGGCGAGACTACGCAGTGGACTATCACAAAGATTGGCGACACGACGCGTTTTACGCACGCAGGCGGATCTCCTATCGGGTTGAGTTTAGTGCGGGTCGGCGATAATGTCGTGATTGATATGCCGGGTAACTCTGGAACGTTCCAGATAATAAATGTTAACTTGACAGAAGATTACTTTGAATTCAATAACTTGTTTTCCACCCCGGGATCTTTTGATCACGGTCTAATCCCCAACTATTTTGTCAGGTTTGTTAGGCCGGAAAGATCTGTCGTCTATACGAGAAACAATCGCTCTATAGTCTGGGAAGTATCCCCTGGGGAGATAATAATTGAGATGCCCGCAACACCGCCCGTGGTTAGGCGCGAACTTAAGGGTTCTGCGCATTTGAACGGCGTCGTGTCGAGCGTGACAGATACGCCGTCAAATTCGTCAATTGAGATCGAGAACGGTGAAGACTGGCCTAATGCTGGACAGTTTGTGCTTGAAAAGTTAGAGCAAATCAAAAACCGTATCGTAACGCCGACCCAGGACACACTCGCATCTCAGGATATAATTGGAAGCTTTGACGCGTACGAGCAAAAGTATTCATACACGTCAAAGACGCTAAACCCACTGACTCAAAAATACGTTCTTGGAGGCGTGACACCCAGCCTGCCAGATCTAGCTCAGGTTTACGAGCTCTCCATATCATCGATATCGTGCGACTCTAATGGAGTGGTGTCGGTTATCACTTCAACTAACCACGATCTAAAAGTAGGTCAATCCCTGAGAGTATACGACGTTGTCGGAGGAAGCTTTAACGGCGTGTTTGAAGCTGGCGAGATCGTTTCTCCTACTGAGTTTACTTTCCAGACAAACGGAACCACGTCTGTTGGCTCTGGCGGATCTATTAGGGTTGAGAAGGTTGGTTTAGCAAACAGCGATTCAAAATTGTACCTGACCACTGCGAATATTAATACCGGTGTTTTAGGTCCATATTTGTACGACACCAAGGCGGCTTTTGTAATATCATCATTTGTCGGCGAGGTGATTACAGATGTAAAAGCCGGTAACATCGTGCTAAACCTGCAGATACAAACACCAAACAACATCCCAGAGGAGCAAGGTTTCCTGATATTCGACTACGGTCTGAATACCCAAGAAGGGCCAGTTAGGTATCTATATAAGGCCTCAGAAGGTGTCTTGGCTCTTGATCCTGCTTACATATTTCAGTACGACCATCCGCCCGGGTCATCCATCACCGCCATAAGGCGAAAAGGTGCCCACGTCATGAGCGGACTCGGCAAGGAATATGGGTTCTACGTATCAGATCCGTCGGCAGCGAGGGTCATCCTGCAGAATCTCATCGAAGAGGTTAAGAGTGCGGGTGTGTTCCTTCGGTATATGGTACGGTACCCAACTCTATATTATTCTGCTTTTGATGTCTATTCCCAAACGCCAGACAACCCGTTGGATTAATTATAGGTACTGTATAATGCTATAAGCTACTAGACGGGGTCAAGCAAATCGACCTCTACTGCTTAAAAAGCATAATAGTATTTTGGAGTTATGTATGGCGGTCTTGGGAAGACTTTTAATTGGCTCTCAGCAGCGTATCGACCTGCCAGATTTTTTGGCCCTGCAATCGTACGTGGCGTCAGACTTTAAAGAGCTGATAAGAAGCTTTGTAGGCGATCGCGGTCTAATACTAAAAGGCTTTGAAATCATTGACGCTCCTCAGGCAATCAATACAGCTGGCGTCACGATTAAGGTTTCTGATTCCGTTATTTACTACCCAGGATCTTCGGCAGGAAGCTTTTTCTATGGTCTTCCCGACGGCAACGCCCTATCGGCACCATTAGTTCCAGAGCTGCGTCCTGGCGCAATCAACTATGTTTATTTGACCCTAACCACCACCGGAGCAGCGCAGGACACGAGGGCTTTCTGGGACGTCGACTTGAACGGTGGGCAAGGTGGTGAATTCAACCAAGACATCAACACTGAGTCCGTGCTAGTTGTGCAAGTAGGTGTTTCTACGTCTGGTTTTCCAGACGGTACCGTTCCAGTTGCCATCATAGAGTACAGCAGCGTTTCCACAGTAGAGAAGATCACCGACGCGAGAAACATGATGTTCAGGCTTGGAACTGGCGGTGTATCGCCAGACTCTAACGCCACATTCCAATTCCCACCTCTGCCAGAATCTCAGTACGCACGAAACGAACCGCCATCTACGATACAAACATCAGCTTCTCCCAGCCCGTTCTTCGGCGGCGATAAGAACATCCAGAATCTTAAGGACTGGATGGACGCCGTGATGACGAAGTTGCTTGAACTGTCTGGTACCACCTACTGGTACGAGACTACTCAGGCACTCAACTTGGTAAACATTTTCGACGACGCGCTAGCGAGCAGCGTGAAATCAAAGGGTCAATGGAGCCATGACGAATCCACGCCGGGTAAGGTGACGTGGTCAGAAGACATCCTCTACCGCAAGATGAACGATAAGCGGGATATCATCGTTCGCGAAAACCCTACGACAGGCATACAGCTCGACAACGAGCAGGTAATGTGGATCCAGATGGTCCGCAATGCCAAGATCAACGCGCTCGATACCCCAGTCACGTTCAGCAACGGTTTAAACTATGTCAACGGCGCGGCGGAACTATTTCAAAACTTGAAACTCGGCGACTGGATTAAGCGCAAGGGCGACAATGAGAATTTGTACGTCCGCGTAGTTGGTTTTTTTGCCGCACTGGGCGCCAGTGGAAGTCCAGCGTCACCAAGCACTGCAGTGTCCATCCTTCTTGAGGAACCATACGCCGGCACTTCTGCTCTTGACTCCGCAGTCTACACTAGAGGTGTTTACGAAAACCCAGACATCAACGTCGATGACAGAGACTCTGTGACGTCATATGCCGTCGGTGGTGATTTTTACTGGCTGGCAAACCGCTCAGACACCATAATGGATATCGGCTCCATTGACGCCACTTACGCGAACGACGTAGACGTGTCTGACTCTGATGGTAAGCGCGCCAAATTAAACTTCTCATCGGCCCACGGACTGGTTGACGGCGACAGGGTTGTGGTCGCTAACGCTGGCGC